AGCCAGGATGTGTCGAGATACGAGGCGCAGATCGCCATCTCGCGCGTCGAAAATGGCGACCCGGCCTGCGTCCCTTCAAGCTCATGCAGCAGAGCTTCAAGAGCTTCATACGCCGCTTCCATCCTGTCGCGGCGAGCCTGTCGGTGTGCCGCCTGCTCGGCGGCGTGGCCCTGCTGCGGGCCACCTGCTGGCTGCGTCGACCTCATGTGAAGGTGAAGTTCACGGCTGAGGTCTTCAGATTGTGCTCCAGCACCTTGACGCTGATGACGCCGGCCACCGAGTTCATGGTGTCGACCGGGAAGCGCAGTTCGGTCGGTGAGACATAGGTCGTCGGAGCGTAGTTGGTGCCGCCGACCTCGACCACGCTGTAGGGCGTGAAGTTGGTGCCGGTTGCCTTGACGATGACGCTGGGCTGGCCAATGGCAGCGGTGTTCGGCGTCAGGGTCGACAGCGTCGGCACACCGGGGGCGGGCGATCCGGCGACCGGATAACCGTCACGCGGCTCAATGGACCCGAACGGTGTGTTGATCGGGTCGGCAAAGGCAACGCCAAGCTGTGTAGCCTTGTCCGACTGGGTGCGCGGCATGTAGTCGACATCGGTGTTTGGGCCATTGGTGTCGAGCTTGACGTTGGCCGTGCCATGCTCGTTCGACGTGTTAGGCCCGGTGAGTGGCTTGCCACCGGCCCAGGTGTTCGTGGGGATGTAGGCCGGGATCAGGTTAGCCTTCGGGATCGCCGGCGGGTACTTGTGCCAGTTCTTCGGCGTGATCTCGACCAGTCCGATTCCGGCCCCGCTTGCCGGATTGAGCGGGAATGTCTGCAAGGCCATCAGTGTCTCTCCTGTATCCGTGCGCCGCGTAGAACCCACCTTCCGGCTCGTTGGGAAGTGGCGCGTCCTCGTCCTCATGGTCGGGGCGACGGAAACCGTGCGCCTGGTAGAACTCGTTCTCAAGGTCTCGGTCACCGACCGGATACCCCTCCAGCCCGGTGTCGATAACCTCGACCATCCCGACATTCAACAGGGCGGCCTTCTCTTCCTGGGTCTTCGGCGTGTAGTCAGGAATCGAGTTGGTCACGCCATCCGGGTTTTCGGTCGGATGGTCACCCTCGACGTAGTCGTCATAAACATCGTCGATAGGCACCGGGACGTAGGCGTCGACGTACTGTTCGACTTCAGGGTCGTCCTGTCGTGTTCGGGGCATCCTTGTCCTCCGGGTAGCTTCCGTGAATGGAATGGAAAATCTCACGCTGGTCCGGCGGGTTGCCGGTCGGGTATGGATCGCGAGGACCGATGCCCAGGTCTTCGTCCACCCGCGTGACAGGCTGCTGGTGTACGTCCTGACGAAAGGTCGCGGAAGAGGTGTGCGCGGCATTGGCAGGCGTACCCTCCAGTTCCTGCGGCGTCACGTCGGCAAGATCGTCTTCACCGTCTGCGGTGGTCGAAATATCGCGGGATTTCTTGGCCATGGTGTTCCTCCTATGGAGCTTGGGAGAGGCAGGCTACACTGAAGCCTCTCCCGCGCCAGTTAACGTTTAGCGGCGGTCGTCGCCACCCTGACCCGGACGGTCGCCGCCCTGACCAGGCTTGTTTTCGCCAGGCTTGTCCTGACCACCCTGGCCCGGACGATTCTGGCCGCCTTCGCCGCCCTGCTGTCCACCCTGGCCGCCTTCGCCGCCTTGTCCTGGATATGCCATAACATTTCCTCCGTAACGGTGGGGAATCCACCGTTACTGTAACTGCGGTCCTGCCGCCCCGTTCCCTGACGGCGGTCCTGAGTTCACTGTTCCCGGTCTTGGACCGGCCCCATTGGGACCGCCTGAATCTGGTCCAGGCGGTCCCGCTGGCAAGCCGCCACCTGGCTGTGGCCCGTTTATAGGCGCACCGAGCATCGGCGGCGGCAGCATCCCCATCATGGCGTCCATCTGTTCCTTGAAGTCGTCGAGCAGTTCGATGACGCCACGCGAATGGCGGAGCGGGTGCAGGAACATACGCAGCAGTTCCAGCGCCAACTGGATCACCTGCGGCGGTGGAAGCACGCCGGTCTGCAGCATCTGCCCTGCACCCATCATGACAGCCTGCACCGACTGCATGATCTGCGCCATCGACTGCTGCTCGGTCTGCTCGTCGACCTCGACCGTGCTGTCGGACTCAATGTCGATCATGCAGGTGCGGGTGAAGTCGCTGCGCAGGATGGCCAGCACCGCTGGGGTGACTTCCTCCCCCGTCATTTGTGTCAGCGTCTCGGCATCGAAGTTTGTGGCGATAATCTCAGCCTGCAGGCGCATCAGATCGCGGGCGAAATTCGCCGCTGCGGTCTTCTGGTCCTGCAGGCGAACCACGCCCATGGACCCTTTGATCCGCTGGGCCGTGGCTGTCTCGGAGGCCTTTGTGGCCCCCCTCATAATATCCGAAATCCCCATGATCTCATAGACAGCCTGCTTCTGCGCCTCACGCGACATCAGGAGCTTGTCGAGCGCCTGCATCCAGATGTCGATTGGCACCATCCAGATGTGGTTCTGCAAGCCACCGTTGATCATGTCGACGCCATCGACGGGGATCATTTTGCCGTCGTCGGCGGTGAGCAACTGGGAGATTTCCGGCGAGGCGCTGTTGTAGGCGCCACGCACCCTGATCTTTTCGATCAGCCTGGAAATTCGAACGGACGTGGTTTCGATGTCCTCGGCCAGCCGACTGTAGAGATCGTAGAACGGTTTCGGGATCCGGCTGTCCGAGGTGCTGACGGCGAGCAGCGCCTGCGGCGTCGAGAAGAAGCCGGAAAGGCCGAGCGGGTCCGGGTCGATCCGCAGATCCATGCCACCGGCCTCGCGCATGAACCAGATGATGCGCGGGTTGGCCGGGTCAGTGCGGTCCCAGATTTCCCAGACCATCGCCTTGCGGATGGCGTCACCAAGCTGCTCGGCTGACTTTGTGTAAGAGCCGCCTGACGGCGGCGATTTGGCTGCCGATTCCTCGGTCCATTTGAGCAGGTTCTTGACCTTTCCCGCCGCGACGATCTGGTCGAACTCAGGTGTTCCGCTGAACTCGGCGATAAGCTCCTGTTCGGTAAACAGATGCCGGAAGGCTTCCCACTTCTTGTCCACAGCCTGGCGCACCGGATCGCACAGGTAATCCTCCCAGTATACATACTCGGTGTCGGTGGTTTCCCACACCTTGACCATTTCCGGCTCCGGCGGCGGGGCCATCGGATCGGCGAACTCCTGCAGGCTTGGCCGCTCCATCTTCTGCGTTTCGATCAGCTTCGGCTTCCAGCGGACGCGACACAGTCCGCGACCGGGAAGAAGGACATCCTTGATCGCGGTGCGGATCGCTTCGTGCGACGACTCTTCCTGGACGACGATCTCCAGCGCCTTTTCCATCACCGCAGCGGCGGTGTCGATGTCTTCGGTCTTCGGGCCGGGGCGTGGCACTTCCATCATCGGCGGTGGGGCCGGTGGGCCGCCCATCGCCATCGGGTCGAGCGGGGGAATGCCGCCAGGGGATTCTGGCGGCACCCCGCCCAGCGCGTCAGGCGACACCTCCCCCGATGGGGGTGGGCCCGGAGGGGGTGCCATCGCACCGGAAGGTGGCAAACCGGGAGGGGGCGGCCCTCCCGGCGGCATGCCGGGCGGCCCAAGAGGAGGCATGCCCGGAGCCATTCCCATCGGCGGCATCATGGGCGGTGGCGGCACCGGGACCATTTTGCGCGACTGAATGAAGCGTGACCTTACGACAGGAGTCGGCGGTTTGGCATAGACAGCCGGAAGCATGACTTCGGTGTTGGCGAACAGGATGTTGAAGTGCTGGCCACCGGCGTTCTTGGATGACTTCGGCGACGACGTGCCGGGGCCTTCGTTACGATAAATGCCGACGATTTCCCGTCCTCGACGCCGCCAGTTCTGCTCGGCGCGCTCGGCGTCGGCGAGGCACGTTTCCCAGTACTTACGGTCGACTTCGCGGTCTACGCCGGTGTCTTCGACGGGCGTATCCGGCTCGTCGACAGGCCGGTTCGGCTTGCCGATCTCCGCCGTCGACGGTTCGATGGGTGGTTTGGTGATCTCAGGGTCGCGCGCCATCAGATCACCTGGCCCTGGCTGTACTGCGGGCCTCTAGGCATCACTGTGGTGTCCGATGGTACGTTCCCCATACCAGCGGGGGGTACACGACGGGCTGGGCCGCCGCCTTGCCACCATTCCGGCGGAACAAAGTTGAAGAAATTCGGCATGCCTGGCTGCACCTGCTGATTAGGGCGCTGCGCCCCGATCTGCGCCAGAAGCTGCGCGAACATATTGCGGTCTTCCACCTCAGACGCCCAGCCCAAGCAGCCTGGCGAGCATCGCACGCGGATCGATGACCGGATTGCCGGCACCGGACGCGCCACCCATACCGGAGACCGGCGGGTTGCTGTTGCCGAACGGGGTCGCCCCACCCATACCGACCGGCGGTCGCCCTGCCACTCCGCCGCCGAGCATATCCATCGGCCCCGGCAGCGGCGGGCGCGGCGCGGTTTGCTGACCAGCCATGAAATTACCGGGCGGCGGCGTCTGCAGTGCCGGTGGCACTGTGTGCAGGATCGATGCGTCGGACATCTGCGGGTTGAACGGCGGCACGAAGGGCGGCGCGGGACGCGGTGCTGTCTCGGTGCCGGCCATCGACTGGCCTGGTGTCACCCCGCCGCCATACATATAGGGCGCGGGTGCCGGCGCTGTTTCCGTACCGGCCATCGACTGACCGGGAACTTGCGCCGCCCCGCTGCCATACATGTAAGGGGTTGGCGTCGAGCCGGTGGTTATCGGATCCGGGCGTGGTGTCGGCACCGGGGCCTTCGACGGTAGTGCAAACGGGCTTTTGGCTTTCGGTTTCGGTGCGGCTGCTTTCGGTTTCGGGGCGTCTGACTTACCCGACATCTCTTCCCTGGTCACGCCCTTCGGCGTCTGCGCCTTGAAGGGCTTCTTTTTCTCGGCGGTCGAGTTGCCGCGCCCTTGCTTGATATTCTTGCGGCGGACCTCCTCATCCCTGACGCTGGTGCCTGCATCTCGGCTACTGCGTAGGTGGAAGTTGGCCATGGCGTCTCTCCGGGGATTTAAATCGGAGTACGCTTAAAGTTAACGGTTTTCCAGTTCTTTTAGCTTGAAGATGTTGGCGATCAGGTACGGATTCCTGTCTTCCAGCTTCTCCTTGCGGGCACCGAACGGTCGCGACATGCAGGAATAGCGCAATTCGTCGACGGCGTGGTCCTCGCCATCGGTGTCGAGGTCTTCCACGTCGAAAGTGTCGTGCTGCATCATTGGAAGCGTTCTAATCAGGTGCCGGCAGGTCGAAAACAGGAAGATCATCGGGTTGCCTTCACCGTCGCCCTTGAGCCGGTTGCGGACCTGATCCCACCCACCTGCCCTTTTGTCGCGGCTTTTGCGGGTGTTGTCGGCGCGGCGGAAGTGGCAGCCGTGGCGGCCCAGAGTCTCCGCAATGGACGGACCCGATATGACCGCAAACGCTGCTGGGTCCAGAATGCCATAAGCCATCTTCGTCCGCGTCCCGCCGTGGGTTTCACGATGTACGATGCCATGCGCCACTTCCTCCGCTGTCATGTGAAGCCCGACGTTTGGTTTGCTGCAGCCGTACCACTCGGCGTAGCGGATGATCGCACCACGCTTGAGGATACGGCCATCGTGATGGGTGTCGTCCTGGACGTGAGCGTACCACCCCACTGAAAAGGGCTTGGCCGAACCCCAGTCCATCGCACGCCATTTAGTCCAATCGTCAGGGATATCGAAGGGTTCAATGATGTGACGGTCGGGACGAAATTCGGGGAAAAAGGCACCTTCGATCACCGTCCAGTCGCCGTTGAGCCAAGCCTTCACAAGTTCGGGAGAACCGACAGCCTTCAAACGATTTACGTAATTTGGATCACTATCCATCAGCGCCGGATTGTCCTTTAGCTTGGCCGGTATGAAAGCCCTGGACAGCCCGGATTCCGGGTCCACCGTGATCTGGTATTCACCGGGGTCGATGATCCATTCCTTGACCCAGCCGTGACCGACACCGCCGGGATTACAGGTCGCGCGGAACTGCGGCCTGATGCCTTTGGAAGACCTGAGCGTTGCAAGCAGCTTGAACACCGGATCCGGTAGCGGGAACTGGGTCAGTTCTTCGACATAGACCCGCGTGAGGGACCAGCCTTGATAGTTCTCCGCGTCACGGTCATTTTCCAGATAGGCGCAGTTGAGCCGCGCCCCGTTGGCAAAGCGGAAGACATTCCCTTTCTCACTGTAACGCGCCGCATTTCCGTACATACGGATCGCCGTGGCAATCGTATCTTTAAGATCTTCCCTGGAGCGTCGAACGATGAGGCCGACCGCGTCCGCACCGTGATCCTCCGCGTGGATCCAGAACTCACCAAGGCTGGCGTAGGTCTTGCCGCCGCCGCGAGCACCGCCGTAGACGACTATGTCCGTCGGTGCTTTGATGAACGCCAGTTGTGGACCCTTCTGGGGGACAAATCCTAGCCGGACGCTGACGTTCATCATTTGACGACGGTCAATTTCGGCTTCGGCGCGAACTGCTCCTGCCACTCTTCCGGCGACAGCGTCACGATGTCGGTCGGCTCGCGCGCCGGTTTCGACAGGATATGCAGTTCGATCTCGGTCTTGTCGGCCAGGTGTCCCATCATCTTACCGATACCCATCACCGCCTGCACGGCGGGGCCGAACTGGTTCTTCTCCATCGCCGCGATGCAGATGTGCTCCAGCCGGGCGCAGAGATTGTCGATTGAGTAATCCAGCCGCTCGATCTGCCGCTTCCGCAGTTCATCCAGATGCCTGATGAAGCGGGGCCGCTCCTCGACCGTGTCGTTGCTCACCGCGACGGCGGAGTAACCGGCTTTCTGGTACGCCGCCTTGCGCGACAGCCCCTGCACCAACCCTTGAGCCAGCAGCCGCTCCTTGTCGGTGAGCGGATCGGTCCGCTTCTTCAGCGCGGCCTTCTGCCGTGACGGCCTGTTGTGCGGTCCGAACGTCTTGGTCATCCGACCCACCATACCAGTATCACCACGATGCCGAACATGATCAGCGCGAAAACGCCAAGCGCCGCCAGCCACTCGGCCTGTGACCGGGTCACGCCATTGGGTCCGGTAGACGAGCCTCATTCAAGGCACTGAGGAACGTCTTGTGGTAGCCGGCGATCAGGTCGGCCTGGTCGGTCCCATTAATAATGCGTCGGGCGTTCACCGGGTCGTCCTTGTCTTCGTTGAAATAGTCACCCAGTGCGACACCGGTGAACCAGCCCTCGGCCATGCCCCGGAACATAATGCGAGCAGCAATAAGGCTATCAAGGGCCACATCAGGATGAGCCACCAGATCGCGCTTGTCGATAAGCGAGAGAGTCTTTGACGCCTTGTCGTAGTTGTAATCCCAGGTCAGTTGGACGAAGCCGCGCCCGATATACGGCCAGTACGCCTTGCCCTGCAGGTACTCACTGCCGCCCTGCTCTGTCACCGGCCACATCTCGTAGGCCGTCTCATGGTAGACCGTCGCCAGCATATACGCCAACCAGCGGACATCATCCATCGGCGTGCCACCGCCCTCGTACTCCCACACCGCCAGAATCACGTTCTGGCCGTCGACCTGAACCTGCTGCAGCGCGCCGCGAAATAACTCGCTGCGCACCGCCGAAAAGTAGATATCCCGGTCGAATCTCATTTGAAGCCCCACCAGATAAACCCGACGCCCAGCCAACATCCGACGATCACCGACCAGCCAATGGCTTCGACTTCGCTCATGGCAGCATCGCCCGCACCGCAGCGTCCTTGGCCTCCAGCAGCTTCCGCAGCGCCACCGTCCGTTCCGCATTACGCGGGCATTTCAGAATGATGAATTGAGCCACACCGCAGAACTGGGCGGATATCGTCCGCAGCGTCGGCGGCAAATGGCTGTAATGAAAGAACCGCAGCACCGGGTCCATCCCGATCTCTTCCGGCGAGAACTCACCGGGAGCCGGGTGAATGCCAACATTCTTCATGCGGATCACCGGTTCGTCATTTCTTTCCAAAGGGCTTCCACTTCTTACCGAGCTTGAATGGGCTGCTCTTCTTCGCGGCACCGCCGCCAAAGGGCTTCTTGCCAGCACCTATCTTCGCCGCAGCGGCGTTGGCCTCTGCGGCATCCAGGTCAGGCCCTATGGGGTTCTTCTTTCCGAACGGCATGGAACTCTATCCTTGTGCTGGCATTTCCGTTACATTACATATTCTGCAGCAAAGGAAAAGCCAAAATGCCGAAACCCCCCGACGCTTTCATGGGCATGCTCGACTGTGCATGGGAAGACTTCAAGACGTACCAGGACACTGAAGAACCATCCACGCCGCTCGGCATCGTCGTCATCCTGATCGGCCATGACGCCGAGGCTATGACCGTCAAGACCGGTGCCAACGTCCACCCGGAGTGGGTCAAGTCGGCGCTGGCGCAACTTACGCTCGGCATGGTCACCGGCAGCATGGAGATGGAGTGCATGCCAAAAATCCGAAAGAAGCGAGTCGTATGACCAACCATGACTTCCGAAGAATTCGCCACGGCCTCCTGCTGACACAGAAGGAACTCGCCGAGGTGCTGGGCTACGCCCACAAGATCCGCATCTCCGAATACGAGCGCGAGACCAACCCGGTGCCGATCCCGGACCATATCGCCGACGCGATGTGGAAGCTGCAGGTCACCGGGAGTGATCGGTTGCCTCGTCCTGCTGTCCGCGAATGGAGCCGACACGATGGCCTTCGTCAGTAGCACCGCCGTCCTTCGGATCGACTGGTACGACATCTCCGAGACGCTGGTCATCAACATGCGTGACGGCTCGAAGCTGGTCTACAGTGGTGTGCCCCAGGGTGTGTACGAGGACTTCAAGGATGCACCGTCGATAGGGGCTTTCTTCAATTACGAGATCCGAAATCGGTATCCGTTTAGCTATGGATGATGGAGTCCCTAAGTCAGGGTAATCCGTTACCTTTTTATATTTCCAGATTTTGCGCAGGAATTGGGGGCCCCGACGAGCCGGCCTACCCCCCGCCAACCGACGATCCCCCACCCCTATACTATACCGTTACTTGAGCTAGGCTAAACTATACTTGACTTAGGCTAAACTATACTTGTCAAGCAACCGTTACGTGTATGATATACTTGGCCAGGATAGGCTAAACTACACACGCATAGCGCGAGTGCCTCCAGGGCTGCCCGGCCTGGCAACCGGCATGCTGCAAGCACCGCCACTCGTTAGGCCTTAGATGCACCGGGGGGTTTGATAGGGCTTTAGGGTGGAGCAAGGGCCGGCGGCGGCGGCGGCGCAATAGGGGGTAGGTATACCCCCTATTATTTGCGCCGCTTAACGCAAATCCCGCGCCGCTCCGGCTCCGCCTTGCGCCGCTTCCTGTTTTTTCCTTTAGAATCAATGGTGACTCAAAGCCGAAGCGGCGCAGAAGCGGCGCAAGGTAGCGCCGAAGCGGCGCAGGAAGCGGCGCAAGGGGGTATTTTAGCGGCGCAAGCTGCGCCGCTACCCCGATTATTCAATGATATCAAACACTTAACTATGCCAAACAGTTACTAAATCATTCCGCATCCGAAACGATTTTTGCCCTTGTATATGGTAACGGACTATGAGATAAGAGGACATCAGATTAAACAAGGAAACAAGCTAATGCTCACATACACCGCTCTTGACCCTAACGGTCGCACGCACACGCGCAACAGCAAACGCGCGTTCTCGCACGCGGTGCTCGCGACCTGCACGAACTACGATGCAGACGACAGTTATTACGTCATAGGTTGGGCCAGCACATTGCCGCTGGCGGAAAAGCTTTACCGCGCCACGCTAACCGCGAAACATCCGCGCACAAAAAAGCTGACATACAACAATGTAACGCTTGTAAACGCAAGCTAGGACGAAAGCGCCCGCCTATGGCGGGCGCTCCATGCGTCAAGCGCATGCTGATGAGTCCAACCACGAAAGGCCACGAAATGACCCTCTCGAAAGAACAGCGCAAGCACCTTTTGTACGCCTTCGGCTGGCACAAGGATTACTGCGAAAAGCTACATGCCAAAAAGCCGCGCGGCATATCGTGGCAGGATTGCCGCCGCATGCGCGACGAGGAACTCAAAGCCGCTGGAATCGAAAATCTGTTCGAAACTGATTTTGAGTTAGTTTCCTAACAGGACGAAACGCACCTTCCGGTGCGTCCATGCGTCAAGCGCATGCTGATGAGTCCAACCACGAAAGGCCACACCGCAATGGCATACCTAGACAAGAAAACCGTAGCGGGTTTCCGCGACCGCGCCTCCGCATGGCTTGCGGTGAAACATCCCGCTCACACCATCGAAACGATCAAATCAGGCCGCGACGCATGGACAGTCGCGCACGGCGCCGGGATCGTCGATGAGTGCTACCGCGTCCATAAGGCCCATGACGCGCACATACAGACCGCGCTTGAGGCAATATTCCCTTACGCCGTGTTTCGCGACAAGAAGCATTATTGAGGACGAAACTCACCCTCCGGTGAGTCCATGCGTTAGGCGCATGCTGACGAGTCCACGAAAGGCCACGTAAAATGAAACAGCCATCCTTTTACAACAATCGAGGCCGCTTGACCGCCTACGGCTTAAGCTGCGGCTATGTCGAGCGTGTCGAGACAGTTGACGGTGATTCCTCGCTGACACTGTGGAGCACCTACGGCCAAGTATTCCATGTCCGCGAACACTCGCGCTCAAATGGCCGCCGCTTCTGGTATTCCTACGCCACGCTAACCGAAGCGCGGAATCGCTTCGATGTCGCCAAACACGTTTTGCGCAAGGTTTACGGGCTGGCCTATGGCTATCCAAGGGCGGTGCAGAAATGAACACGCGCGACAAGCTTGTTCATGCCGTCACGGCCTTTGACCGTGCACAAGAGGCAAAAGCCACCAAGAATCCGCGTCATTACTATAATCACTACGCCCTGCCGCAGTACCTAGGCGCTGTCGCGCGCGTGGCAGATGACATTGAGGCCGGCGCGGCGGTGGATGAAGCGATTATCGCCGCCATGCATGGGCCACTCCGCACCGCCTGTTTGAAAGCATGCGGGTTTAAAGCCAACCATGTGCCAGCGCGGCACGGGAATTATCTCGGATTGCCGGTGTATCGCCCGGCCTCACAGAAATAGGGCGAAACGCACCGCGCGCGGTGCGTCTAGGCGTAATGCGCCTACTGACGAGTCCAACCACGATAGGCCACACAATGATTACCGACATTCACGAGCTACGCCGCGCGCTTAAGGGTTCGAACCCTAAGTTTCGCGGCGTTATCCTATGGCAAGGGGCATCCTTGATTGACGGTGCGCCGGTAGTTGCCATTGCTTCGAAGATTCTCACGGCTTCGAAGAACGAAAAAACCGGCGCAATGGTACAGACCTATATCATCCGCTCCGATATGGATCCTATGGACGCCGTGAAGTCAGGCGACGATGAAAGCGTTTGCGGTGATTGCAAACACAGGCCTTATCTCATTAAGACCGGCGCAAGCGATTCAGACCCTTGCTATGTCCAGGTCGCGAAAAGCGTAAAGAGCGTTTACAACGCCTTCACGCGTGGCCGCTATGCGGCGCCGGGCATCGATTACGATGTTAAGCTCTTGCCGCTGTTGTTCGAAGGCCTTGCCTTCCGCATTGGCACCTACGGCGATCCGTGCGCTATCCCTTTTCAGGTTTGGCGCGCGGCCACGCTTAAAGCGCTGTTTGACAATGGCTATACGCATCAATGGATGTCTCCGAAGTTCGCAGCGTTCAAGTTGCTTTGCATGGCTTCGGTAGATTCCATCGAAGAGCTCTATGAAGCGCAATCGATGGGTTGGCGCACATTCCGTGTGCGCGGTGCCCATGAGCCGCTTGATCGTGAAGTGGAAAGGCCTTGCCCGGCCTCGAAGGAAGCCGGCAAAAAGACCAATTGCGACAAGTGCAAGGGCTGTGGTGGCCTTGGCGCAAAGGCCAGAATATCCTTCGCCATTATCTCGCATGGCATCGGCTCGCCAAAATGGCTTATTGCCGCCTAGGACGAAACGCACCGCGCGCGGTGCGTCCATGCGTTAAGCGCATGCTGATGAGTCCAACCCTTGAAAGGCCACACCATGAATCCCTTAGCCGCTTATTCCGACATGCGCCTTGTGCGCGTCCTGAAAGGCCTCGACAAGCGAGTCGGTCCGCTCACCCGCGCCTTGCGCGAATTGATCCTGGCAGAGATGGGTGCGCGCGTAGCGCGCGCCTATGCCACCGAACAGCGCCGCTTGCGCGCATCGCTGAAGGCGCGGTCATGATACGTATGTGGATCAATCAACCGTCGACATTGCAGCCATTCCATAATTTGCACGGGCAAAATGTGCTCGCCGAAAAAGATTGGGGAATGATGCGCGTCTATTTCCTGTCAGGCGACATCATATCGCAGCGCATGCCGGTGGAATGCTTATCGAAAGGGTGGCGCACATGACCCGCACACTCTTTTACGCTGTCGCCACCTACGCCACGCCGCGCGGTGCGCTTGGCACATGGCGTGGTCGCCTGTTGGCGGCTGACCTGGCATCTGCGCTCCACACGGTGGAGCGTATCGTGATCGGTTCCCGCCGTGTTGCCGGAAAGCTGGATATTCAAATCACTACTGTAAAGGATCATCGCTAATGCCTGTATTCCTGATGTGTATGATCGTCGCCGGGTTGATCCTGTACGCACCCTGGGCGGTGTGGCGCTTTGTGTTGGCTACCTTCGGTGTGCTTTTCACCTTACTCGCCCTGAGCGGCTTGGCGCACTGGATGGGCGCATGAGCCGGCTTCGCCTCTATGTCTGTGGCTGTGATCCGATCATTCGGATCCGCTGCGGCCACGACGATTTGGAAATCATGTGCTTGGAGTGCATGGAAGTGTTCACCCAGGTCGAGAAATCGCCCACCAACAAGAGAAGGCCACGAAAATGAATACGATGTACCCACATCAGGAATCGGATGGGACATGGACCCTACGACAGGAACGCTATCGCGGCGCTAAGCACGCGCACGATGTCTGCGCTGTGGCCAGAAGCCTCGAAGAACTGAAGGCCATGTGCGCGCCGCACTGGCCCAACATCAAGTGGCCGGAGGTGGTATCATGAAATGTTTCAAGCCGGAAGTTTTTGTCGAAGGCAAATGGTGCCGCAATGCCCTGATATTCGCCACCGAAGAGGAGGCCGCACAAAACGCGTCTGACCTTATGTACAGGTGGGTGAACGTCCAGGACAGCCGCGCTGTCGAAGTCGACGAGCCGCGCGTCACCCACACCTACATTGACCGCACGCTGGGCCACACACCGGATCCGGTCGAAGAGGCTTGATTGCAACCGCTTAGGCGGCGCACAATGAAAAACGGCGTCCAAGGCCACTCGGACGCCGTTTTAGTCCTATTCCAACCGCTTAAGAAGGAACCTGACGTGTGGCGCAAGATACTGCTTCAGACCCGCAAATCAAGACCCGATATCCAGACCACACGACCGTAGACGCCGTTAAGGCCACACAATTCCTCACGTCTATCACGCATGGTGGACCGGTTTTGCTGGTCTGCTTCGGCGCGACCGGTGGATTCTCACGGCAAGGGTTGTTCGACACGTCCGACCCGCACGCGGTGGCCGCCATGCGCTCGTTCATCGCCTTCCAGGAAACCCAGGCCAACAATGTGTTCTATCTGGCCAACGTGGCCGAAGGTTGCACCGGTGTCCCCGGTCGCGATGACATCACACAGATTCGCCTCGTCGTGCTCGACTTCGACCCGGACAAATCCTTGCCACTGCACGACGAGCGCGACCGGCTGCGCCAGCGCGCGCACGACTTCCTGACCGGCCCGCTGCAGCCGCGCGCCATTGTCGACACCGGGGGCGGCATCCAGGTGGTCTATGAACTGCTTGAGCCGGTGCCGGCCACCGAGGACCGGATCGTCGAGATAGAGCGGCTGATGAAATCGCTGGCCAAATCATTAGGGGCCGATACCAAGACGTGCAGCGCCAAGAACCTGTTTCGCGTGCCGCACACCTACAACTGGCCAAACGAGGCAAAGAAGCTCGCTGGGCGCGTGCGAAGCGTGTCGGGCGTATGGTTCAGCGGCGGACCACGTGTTGCGCTCAGTGACCTTTATCCGTTCGCCACGGTGTCATCCGAGGACGGTCCTGTCTCGGCACCGGTGGAGTTTGGCGACCTGAGCGAAACGGACCTGACCGACGCGCTCGGTGAGCCGTCCGCCTTACCGGCGCGGCTGATCGAGGCCGCACGCGATCCGCTGGTGGTGAAGGTGCTCAATCGCAACCCAATCCCGAATGACCGTTCTGGATCCGATTTCAGCATGGCCTGTGGGTTGGTGCGCCTCGACCTCTCACCGAAGGATGTTGCGGTGCTGTTGAGCGCCTACGGTCACAAGGTGCAATCGACGTTCCACGAAGAGCGCCTGTTTTCGTATGTGATTCATACCGTGGAAAAAGCCGTCGCACGGGTTCGATCCACGCACTTGCTGGATGACTTCCAGGACGAGGCCGAGAAGGTGGCCGAAGAGGCTGAAACGAAAGTCCGCCACGCCAGGCTTGACCCGCTCACCGTCGACGAGGCTTTGCATGGCCTGTTCGATGGCGACAACTCGGACATCGTGTCGGGCTTGATCGGCCCGAAGGAACTGATGGTCCTGTATGGCAAACCTGGGTCAGGCAAGACCTTCGTGATGATCGACATGGCCTATCACATCGCCCAGGGGGCAGCGTGGAACGAGCGCACGGTAGCGCCGGTGAAAGTGGTCTATATCGCCACGGAATCGGCCAGGGGCATCTTGTTTCGCCTACAGGCCCTGAAGGATCGATACGGGCCGGCGGCGGATTTCTACATTATCCCGTCCAGCGTCAACATGTTCGACCGCAGGCTGGACCTGAAGCCGCTGATGGACAGGATCCACGCCAAGGTTGGAAAGGATGTCGGCCTGATCGTCATCGACACCCTGGCGCGAGCGATGGGCGGCGGCAATGAGAACAGCGCCCAGGACATGACCGCGCTGATTGAGAACGGCGACCTCTTACGCAACAAGTTTGGTGCTGCAATCTGCTGGGTCCACCACAGCGGCAAGAACGAGGCGCTTGGGGCGAGAGGATCATCAGCCCTGCTGGCCGCTACAGACATCGAGGTCGAGGTGGCTGACGGCACATTCCGCACCACCAAGATGCGCGACCGCGAGGGGCTGGACTATCGTTTCGCCCTGAAGCCGGTGCAGGTCGGCACGTTCAAGGACGGCACCACGGTGACTTCCTGTATCGTCAATTGGGGCGCCGGTGGCCGAGAGTTTGTCGCCACCACGCCGGGGCAGCAAGGGCTGCAGATGGTCGTCGATATCCTGCGCCAGGTTCAAAAGCCGTTGACGTTCGAATCCATCATTGCCCAGGCATCGCTGACCAAGCACGGCAAACTGCCAGTCACTAGCAAGTCACTGCTTCGCCTGCTCAATGACGCCTGCGAGAGTGACACCAATATGGTCTTCACCAGATCCGTTTCCGAAGCCCCGAGGAAAAATAAAACCCCTGTTTACGATTATGGGCTTGTCAACTGGTGATATAACGGTTATATAGGTAGCAGTGGTTGAGGGAATCAGCCCCCAACCACCACTTGCACCACAACTCCATAGGAGAGATTGTAATGCCGAAAGTTTCTAAATCACAGAACCGTCACCCTGTCGACCGCCTCGCCGATGTCCGTGAGCAGCTTAAGGCTCTTGAGAGCGAAGAGCGGATCCTGCGTGATACCATCCTCCGCACCGGCGACACCAATGGCGACGACAACGTTGCTATGGTCAAGGAATCGGTCCGCAATATGCTCGACCGCAAGGCGCTGGAATTCAAATTCGGTGTCGCTTCCGTCGCGGCCTGCACCAAGGAATCGCCGGTCACGACGTTGACACTGTTCAAAAAGACGGTCGATGTCCTCGCCTGACCGCTACACCGAGAAACTGGATCGCGGCCCCGACGAGGGGCCGCGCAAGACCAAGATGCTGCGGTGGGTCGACCGAGACGGCAACCACGTCCGCTACGAAGAATGGTGGCTTGACGCAGACGGCTACCCAAGCCACCCGGTGGAGGCATGAAGTTCGTTCAGTTTACCCTGGCCGGTAAGCCGATGGCCAAGGGCCGGGTCCGCTTCACCCAGAAGGGCCACGCCTACACGCCCGACCGCACGGTGCGCTACGAGGGCCAGCTAGCCTTTGCGGCGCAACAGGCGATGAATGGCCGGCTGCCCGCCGATGGCCCGGTGGCGGTAACGCTCATCGTCTCCATGCCTATACCGGTTTCCTGGTCGGCCAAGAAGCGAACCCAGGCGGAAACCGGGTTCCTCTACCCCACGGTGAAACCGGATCTCGACAACTTCGCCAAGATGCTCGACGCGCTGAACATGATTGTCTGGAACGATGACTCCCAGATTATCGACCTGCGTGTGGTCAAGACCTACTCACTGACGCCGCAACTGACCGTGGCGGTATCACTGGCCGACGACAAATATTCCGCTCCACGCCTGCTTGACTTGTACTGAGATTCCGTTATCGCTGTCGTTTCCTCTTTTCGCAAAGTTCCGCTTTCATGCCGCTCTTCTCGCTCCTTCCGCACCAGCGCGCTGGTGTCGATTTCCTCAAATCCTCTGTCTCTCACGCCCTGCTGTTCGATGAACAGCGCGTCGGCAAGACCGGCCAGGCCATCGTCGCCGCTGGTGAACTCGGCCTCAAGCGTGCCCTCGTCATCACCACCGTCGCCGGTGTTGGCGTCTGGAAGCACCAGATCCCCCAGTGGGACCGACACGGTGTCCACTTCGAAATCGTTCCGTGGTCGCAGATTGTCTCCGGTGGCAAGTATGCCAAGGTGCTCGCCCAGCACTACGACCTGCTCATCCTCGACGAATCCCACTACGGCAAGAACCCGACAGCGCAGCGCACCCAGCGCGCCTTCGGTCGCCTGTACGGCGACAAGATCCTGCAGCACCAGTCGTTGTTCAGCCACGCTGACCGCGTCTGGTGCCTGACCGGCACGCCGATGTCGCACGATCCTTCGGATCTCTTCATGGCGCTGAAGGCGCTGTTCCCGCAGGCGCTGGTCGGCAACTACAACTTCCCCGATGTCTCGACCTTCGCCCGGTTCCGGGCGCGCTACTGCGTCGTCGAACTACGCAAGTATGGCCGGCAGATGGTGCCGGTCGTCGTGCGCGGCCAGAACACCGGTGAACTCAATCTCCGCATCAAGTCCTACTTCCTGCGCCGCCGTCAGAGCGATGTCGGCATCCAGCCGGCCTACTGGGATCAACTGTTCTTCCCGTTGACGCCCAAGGAGAAGGACGAGCTTGAAGGCCTGATCGACCAGGACGCCATGGAGGCGGCAATGGCGCGCGGCGACTGGGCGGCGGTCGAGCGCAATCTGGCCCGGATGCGGCGGGTCACCGGTGCCTACAAGGCCCATGCCACGGTGACCGCTGCCAAGGAGTATTTCGACACCTACCCCGACAAGCTGGTAATCGCCTACTGGCACACCGCCGTCGGCACGCTGCTGGAGGAGGGCTTGGCCAAGTTCAACCCGGTGCGGGTCGACGGCTCGATCACCGGGCTGAACCGCACGATCAGGGTCGAGCACTTCAAGAACGTGCCGACGTGCCGTGTGTTTCTGGCCCAGATAGCCGCCTGTGGCGAGGCCATCGACCTGTCGGCATCGTCCGAGATGTGGTTCGCCGAATCCGTCTTCACGCCGTCGCAGATGGCCCAGATGGGCGCGCGCATCACCAACCTGGCGCAACCCAGGCAATGCCTGGTCCGCGTCATCACCCTTGAAGACACCATCGACGAGATGATCCAGGGCCGCCTCGTCGACCTATCCCGTTCAATCGCCCACACACTAGGAGAGACATATGCCGAAAATTTCACTGCACGTTGAGGCCGACACCCCGGAAGAGTTCCGCAAGTTGATGGCGATGTTTAACGTGGCCCCATACTGGGAGCCGAAGGCTGGAGCACCGCAGTCAGACACGTTTGGCGTTGTGGATATCAAAACGAACATCCAGTCAGGCACGCAGGGCATCAAGCAGTCCGACGACGTTCCAGAGGTCCGGCCTATGCCGGAAGAGATAAAGGCCAAGCTGGACGAGATCGAAGCCACCGAAGAGCCGGTCGAAGAGAAGAAGGCCCGCAAGCCGCGTGGCCCCAACAAGCCCAAGATGACCCCGGTGACCGAAGAGGCACCGGAAGAGGTCGAGCATGTCGGCACCGTCGCGGTGGCCGAAGAGCAGGGCAATGGCGAGGTGCTGACCCGCATGGATCTCGGCGACACCATCGCCGGATACGTGCGGAAATATGGCATCAACTTTGCGCAGACGGATGTCAGCAAGATGCTGCAGGACATGTTCGGCGCGGATGTCCGCAAGAAGTCCGACGTGCCGGACGACCAGCCGTCGCTGCGCAAGGCGATCAGCGCGATCACCCAGGCGACCATCGACAACCCGTACAACCGCAAGGTCGATGTCAATGGTTAAGACCAGTTGGAAGCTGGAGCGGGTCATCGTCGAGGTCATGGTGCATGACGGGTGCGTCGACATCGGCGATGTCCGCTGGTCCGTCGAGACGGCGCTTACCTCCAGCCGGACCTTCGACACGGTGATCCGTTCGCGGCACTCGAAAAACGGCGGGCCTGTCCGTCTCGGCGCGCTGACGGTCAAACAGTTCAATCGAGTGGTAGCGGCGAAGGAGGCAGCGCATGGCTAAGTCGACCCACAAGGACCGCAAGCACACCCAGTGGAGCGCCTCGTCCACCGAGCGCAACTGGTTGTGTCCCGGCAATCTGGCGCTGATACAGGACATCCTGCCGCGTCCAGAGGGCAAGGCAGCCGCATGGGGGACCGCCTGCCACGAAGTGGCTGAGATGCTGCTGTCCAAAGGCAAGAAGGTTGTCGTTATCGGCGATGCCATCGAGACGGATCGTTTTACCTTCGTGATCGACCAGGAAATGATGGATGTGGCGTGGGTGTACGTCGACTACATCCGCGACCAGTTGAAGAAAGGCTTCGACCTCTACGCCGTCGAGAAGAAGTTCGCGCTCGACGACATGAACCTACCCATCGACATAGGCGGCACCGCAGACGCGGTGCTCTATCACCCGCATGAGAAGCACCTGGAGATCGTCGACCTGAAGACCGGCAAGGGCGGCTTCGTCCATGCCAAGGGCAACCCACAGGAACGCCTCTATGCACTGGGTGTGCTGGTCAGCATCGACCCGCCCATCGACGTGCATACGGTCACCACGACCATCGTCCAGCCGCGCTACGCCGACAAGGACGGCGATGTTGTCCGTTCCGAGACAATGAACGTGTCCGACCTGGTCGACTGGACCATCGACCTGGTGCCGCGCGTCATCATGGCGGCGGAGGCGCTCAAGACCTATGAGAGAGCGCGGACCAACAGCGCACTGCTCGACGACTGGGTCGGCAGTTATCTCACCCCCGGTGAGGTCCAGTGTCAGTGGTGCCCGGCAGCCGGTGGCTGCCCGGCGCTGCGCAAGCGGGCGCTGCAGATCGCCATGGACGACAACCTTCTGCTGAAGTCCAACACTTTCACCGAAAATACCGTCGAGATGGTGGAACAAGACCTCGACGGCATGGAAATCCTGGAAGCGTGGATCCGTGAGCGGCGTGCGCTGGCTCACGAAATGGCTGTCCAGGGCCTGAAGTTCGATCACTATTCGTTGGTCGAGAAGCATGGCCACCGGAAGTTCTCCGGTGCCACCGAGCAGGCGGTCGTAGACGCTATCAAGCAGAGGATTCCGATCCTCGACGAGAACCTCTACGACCGCAAACTCAAGTCACCGGCTGGCCTTGAGAGGGCCATCGGCAAGACCGCCGTCGAGACGTTCCTCGACGACATCATAGTCAAGCCCATGATCGGGACTGACCTTATCCGCAACAAGAACACCGGAGGCCGCGACATGGCGAAGACCATTCGCGATTTCCTAGAAGGAGACGACTAACATGGCACAAGCTAACAGTGGTGAGTTTCGCTCACCGGACTGCACGCTAGCATTCAGCGACGGGCTGTTCGAACTGAAATCGGTCGACGGCAAGAAGTTCAATTACGGCTGCACGCTAATCTTCGATAACCAGCATAAGAAGTTCATGCAGGACAAGGTTCGCCTCGTCGTCGGCATGAAGTGGGGCGACAAAGGCCAGGCCCTGCTCGACAAGGGCTTCATCAAAAGCCCGATCCTGGCTGGTGACGGCCCGTCAGCCCACAACAAGACGACCGGCGACCTCTACAACGGTTTCGGTCCGGACGTGTTCTTCATCCGCGCGAACGCACAAGAGGACGCCAAGCCGCACGTCTACTTCCGCTCCAAGCACGTCCAGGCCGACAAGGAGGAAATCTATTCCGGCTGCATCGGCTTCGCCGTGCTCAACGCCTACACCTGGGAAAACCAGTCTGGCGGCAATGGAGTTTCGTTCGGTATCCGGGCGTTCCAGAAGCTGCGCGAGGGCGATGCTCTCGGTGGCCGCGCGCCGTTCAATCCAGACAAGTGGATTGTCGAGTTGAACGACGAGGAGGACGTGCTGTCATGACCGACCTGGAACAGGCAATCAATGACGCCGTCGAGGATGACTTCACCGAAGACAACCTCAAGCCGTTTCCCATCCCGAAGACCAATGGCTCGCGCACCGTGCCATCGGTGGCCGAGCAGTTGCTCACCGTCGCCGCGACGATCAAGGACATCCACGGTGAAATCGACGCCATGCAGGCCGACTTCAAGAAGCGCCTGATGGACCTCAACGAGGAGGTCGACAGGCGTCTGATGGCGATCCGCAAGAACATGGGGTCACGGGCATGACCAAGCGGGCGGCGGGTAAGTTCAAGGTTGTACCGAACCAGTACTATCCGACGCCCGGCAAAGCGATTGACCCCCTGATCATGTTCTTACAGGAAATGGGGGTTAAGACCTTTGTCGAGCCGTGCTACGGCAAGGGGCACATCGTCGACTATCTTGAATCACAAGGGTTCAAGTGCGTCAGGAAAGGCGACATCGAAGAGGGCGAAGACGCACGGGACTGGAAACAGGCCGACTTTGTCGGAGCCGATGTGTGCATTACCAACACACCGTGGTCGAACGACCTGATGCAGGAAATCATGTGGGCGCAGACCCAACACGTTCCTGGCTGGTTCCTGATAAACAGCGACTGGATATTCACCAAGCAGTCCGCCAAAATCATGTGGGAGCGGTGCACCGACATCGTGCCAATTGGCAGGGTTAAGTGGTTCGACAACAAAGTCGGCTTCGACAACTGCACCTGGGTCCGCATGACCGCTTTCAAGCAGCCCGACCAATTCATCGAGTTCTGGCCGTTCCCGGTGAAGTCTTGATCCTCAGCATCGACCTCGAAACACGCTCCCCCGCCGACCTCAAGAAGGCGGGGGCGTACCGCTATTTCGAGCATCCGTACACCGAGATTCTGTGTGCCTGCTGGGCCATCGATGACGGACCGGTCCACCAGTGGTTTCCCAGTGACGGCATTCCGGAGGAACTGGCCTGGGCGGTGGTTTCACGTGAAACACAGATATCCGGCTGGAACGTCAACTTCGAGCGCCAGGGTTGGAACCGGATCCTCGGCCCCATACACGGCTGGCCTGTGCCTCGCCTGGAGCAGTACCGCGACACCGCAGCACAGTCCGCCGCCCAGTCGCTGCCGCGCAGCCTGGAGAAGGCTGCCGCGGCCTTGGCTATGCCAGAGAGGAAAGACCTCGCCGGACACAAGCTGATGATGTCGATGGCGCGACCAAGGAAGCGCAGGACAGGCGAGGCGTACCAGACCCATTACTGGAACGAAGGCGACCTGAACCGCCTCGCCGACTACTGCGCACAGGATGTCATCGTCGAGCGCGCCATCCGCGACAAGCTGCGCCCACTCTCGCCGGAAGAATTTGAGCTTTGGCGCTTTGACCAATTGATAAACGACCGGGGCATTACGCTCGACCTGGAGTTGGTCGACGACATGCTGGCGGTGGTCGAGAAGCACATGGAGACGGTCAACGCACAGATGGCGGATATCACTGGCGGCGCCGTTACCGCCTGCACGCAGACACCCAGTCTCAAGGTGTGGATGGCCGAGCAGGGTTTCGTCGCAACGTCGCTTGCCAAGGGCGTCATCGGCGACGTGATGGCGCGTGAAAAACTGCCAAAGGTCCAGCGGGCACTAGACCTTTGGCAGGAGGCCAGCAGGGCGTCCGTCAACAAGCTCAAGGCAGCGAAGACCTGTGTCGGTGGCGATGGGCGTGCGCGTGGGCTGCTGCTCTTCCACGGGGCCAATACGGGGCGCTGGAGCGGTCAGCTATTGCAGCCGCAGAATCTGCCGCGTGGGTCCGGGACCACCGGCACCATCGACGTTGCCATCGACATGGTCCGCTATCGCGATCCAGCCCTGCTGACTTTTATGTACGATTCACCGCTGACGGTCATTTCCGACTGCCTTCGCGGTATCATGTGCGCCGCTCCCGGTAGGCAACTGATCGCCGGTGACTTCACCTCCGTCGAGGCTCGCATCACCGCCTGGCTCGCCGGTGCTTCCGAGAAAATCGATCAGTTCATCCGACAGGATCGTGGCGATGGACCGGAG